GATCCTGTTGCTGGATACCTTAAGGGTAAGTTCGGTGCAGATAAAGCACATTCACTAGTCCACGATTTCCTATTTGAATATGGAACTGACTGATTTAAACGTAAACAATGTACTGGATGAGATACGTCCTTACATAGAAGCAGACGGAGGGTACTTAGAGTACGTAGCTATAGATTACCTCGCAGAAGGACCAGTTGTTATGGTACGTATGTTAGGTGCTTGTGCTGGATGTGCTATGAGTGCAGACACTATGAAGATGGGTATCGAACGTCTGATTCAAGAAAGATTCCCAGAAGTGGTACAAGTTTTAAATGTTTAGAGATTGGTTGCTAGGTAAATGGACAAACTTAAAACAAGCACAGTCCAACCCTACTAGATGGGCACACGTGTATCTTACTTACGAGGAAGAACGTGATGGCATTATCCATTGTAAACAATGGTATGAGTATGAGGGTGAGGACAAACCATATCGTGAGAGGTACCATAGATTACAGCATATAGCAGACGATGTGGTACTGGTTGAGTCGGAAATTCCTGACTGTGATATGATATGTACCTTTGATGGTACTGCTTGGAATGGTGAGGTTGATGTGGAATGTAAGATGCGAGATGCTAACGTGGAAAGTTACTTCAAGTTGACAGAGGACACAATCGAGTGCTATGACATAGGTTTGAAGGATGGAATCAGAGTATTTGGTGGTAGAGACCCGTACTTATTTGAAAGGGCTTGACATATATGGGAAACTAATGTATTATAAATAACTTCATACAAAGGACTCGAAACAATCGTAACCCTGCGTTGATGCAAACAGTACCCTAGTCGGGGGTACTATCATCCGCAGGATTTTTTTATTCTTGCGAGATACTTTAAACTACAATGTCTATCAAATCAACAATCGCTGCTGTTGCAGCATCTCCATTCCTACTCGCTGGTGCAGCTTTTGCTGGTCCATATGTGAATGTAGAATCAAACCTTAGCTATCCTGATGGAGAGTACTCTGCTGCTACAACAGATATCCATATTGGATACGAAGGTACTACAGGTACTGAAGGAAAGATTGCTTACTATGTTCAAGGTGGTCCTTCACTAGTTCACTCAGATTCAACTGACGATACAGAAACAGAACTTTCTGGTAAGGTTGGTGCATCTGTACCTGTAAGCGAAGATCTTGCTGCTTATGCTGAGATTTCTGGTGCTACTAACGGTGAAGACGCTGCTGGCGACAACATCGTTGACTGGGGTGCTAAAGTTGGTGCTAAGTTCAACTTCTAAATAGGATTGAGACACCGTTCGTGCGGTCTCTACAATCGGAACTTACAAGAGGGTGCTTGACACCCTCTTTTTTTATGCTATAATATTTTTGTTGAGTTGACGAACCCAACACGGGAGTGACTGAACAAACTTGCTGGCATAAGGCTAGTTAAGGTGATGAGACACAGGTGGTGCTGCACCGCAAGGTGAATCGACTTACCAGTCGGGTCTCAGACAGTAAGGTAAAAATCTACTAATGTAGCAATGCCCCTTACTTGTTGGTACACATTATTCCAACCTCCCACCCCACCACAATGAAAAAGGAAACAGTAGGTGAAGTCATAGGTAACCCACTCTGGTTTACTCCAGTGATGTTACTTACAGTTGTCCTAATGATAGAGGGTCTCCATACTGGAGCACATCTCCATCAAGAAATGGATGTACACGGTATCTGTAAGCAGAACAAAGAGTACATCGAAAGCTTAGAAGAAGACAGTTATTAAACTGTCCACTGGGGGTCTCACGACCCCCATTTTTGTACTATACTATGGGTAATCGAAGGAGGAATCATTGGTTGTAATTTTTAAATTCCTTGAGGCAGCAATGTTATCTGTTGCTGTAGGGGTTGGAGTTGTAGCTACTGGTACTGCCCTCATTACAGGTGAATCACCTGAACTAGTTGACTATGTACAGATGATCGCACCTCCATATGAATCAGATGACAAAAGGATTTACCCTGACATTTGGGAGGAAGAGGATGCAGTTCCACGAAATCCGTACAAAAAATGAAGGGACTAACTCAATTCTATATACTATGAATGGATAACCCTTTAGTGCAAGGGTCTCCTATTAGATGGATTGGGAACTTGAATTAAAAAACGAACAACTGGAGCATATGATTCACATTTACCAGCAGGAAGTTGAGAAACTTGAACTCGAAAAACAAACTCTGGTTGAGGAGGTAACATTCCTTAAACTACAGTTAGAGTACAAGACTATGGGGCCACCCATACACTCTCAAGACGACCGTCGTTAGACACTTATTATCAATTCTTATATGGATCATCAGAAATGATGATCCTTTTCTGTTCGGGTTTCTAGGCATTTATACCTTGACAGACCTTTAAGGTTTACTATATACTATTGTAACAGTTCTTCACAAAACTTTATGACTACTGTAACAGAGTACGGCAAACAGAATATGTTTGCTAAAGAGCCACCTATGGAGTATGTTGAAAACTACCAAGGATATGGCCCTCACGCTGAACAACTCAATGGTCGCCTAGCGATGATTGGTTTCTTTGCATTGGTACACAACTACATCTTATTTGGTGCAGTTATTCCAGGCATATTTTAAGACAAAAGGTCTTTACACCACTCGCAATAGCGAGTCACTTTTACCCCTACTAATCCAAAAAGGAGCAAACAAATGACACCCGAAGCAGAAAAGTTTAATGGTTGGATGGCAATGATCGGTTTCGTAGCCGCATTCGGTGCTTACGCAACAACAGGTCAAATCATTCCAGGTATATTCTAATGAACACAGATATATTTCTCAGAGCAAACGGAAGGTTCGCTATGGTTTCCTTCTGGATATGTGTAGCACTTTATACTAAGTACACATACTTCGTTTAAGATATGGATTGGGATCACAGTTACTGGAGATACGCAGAGAAGTGGAACGGTAGACTGGCTATGTTCGGTCTAGTTTGTGCTACGATGAACTACTTTATCTTCGGTACTCTGTACCCTTTCTAACTTAACAAAACTTATAAATAATATTTCCATCTCAACACAAATATGAGTGACCTCGTTTCTCAATCTGATTCTATCTCACCCTTGATGGCTATCCTATGGTGTTTCTATCCTATAGCAGCTTTGGTATTTGTTGAACTACTTCTACGTGCCATCAATGACAATGATGATGATGACCGAGATGGTGGCAAGATGATCCCTGCTGTTATGCCTAGTGCTTGACACAGAGTAAAAATACCTATATACTTATAGAGTATTTTTACCTAGATCAATGCAACACATTATTTTTATTTCTATTGTAGCTACATACGTGTATTTCAATGTCGGTCAAATCGCTTTTGCATAGTCCATACAGAGAGCTAATGGAATTTGGATTCTTTGTATGTGTAGGTATTACTGCTAGTAGTCTCGGTCTATTGGCATAAATATTTTTATATGATATACTAGGGGTCATAACGACCCCTTTTTTTATGGGATATAGAGTATTAGGTTTTAGTCTTGCACACGATGCAAGTGTCTGCATCATTAATGATGGGGAGTTAGAGTATTGGGCGAAGGAAGAAAGATATACGAGACAGAAGAGAGATAAGCAACCCTTTATAGCCATTGATAAGGCACTTGCTGCTGCTAAAGGACCAATTGATGTAGCAGTAATGCAAGCACCTACACATCATCCAACAGTTAGTGATGTGTTTAGATGTTATATTTGTAAGAAATCAAAGTTAGATCCAGACCATCAGTGGATTGATCTAACAGCAGAGCATCATTTATCACACGCATACAATGCATATAATAATTCTGGATTTGATATAGGTCTTTGTTTTGTTATTGATAGGGATGGATCACAGCTGTATGATCCTTTAGATGGAGAGGTACAAGTTGATGATTGGGGTGGTATGTCTGCCAAGCATATTGGTAGAGAATGTGAGAGTGTATATTTAATGAAGCAACCCTTCTCACACAAGGCAGTACATAAAGCATACTGGATGCTTAATCCTGCCAACCCTAGATCATTGGGTAATGAGAAGGCAGGTTGGAATAGTTTGATGCAGCATCTACAAGCACAACATATTGGTGCTGACATTAGTATTAAGAGTGGGTTTGGTATCACTAAGGTGTATGAAAGTGCTACCACTATGATAGGAGAAGGTCCCTTAGAGAATGGTAAGACGATGGGTCTTGCTGCTTATGGAGAGGAGAAGAACTATCCTCCATTGTTTAATGGTAGTACTCCTATTGATCAGTACTTAGCACACGAAGGATTTACTGTTGGTGTAGCTAGTCAGAAGTATAAGATACTAGAGAAGGTAACACAGACTAACTATAAACCATATGCAGACTGGGCATACCACGTTCAGAAGGAGACACAACAAGCAGTAAACTATCTGGTACGGAAGTACGTAGAAAAGACAGGTGTGAAGGATGTCATTCTGACTGGAGGTTATGCTCTGAATGTAGTTGCTAATCAATATCTTATTGAACAGAACCCCGATGTCAATTTCTATTTTGAACCTAATGCTGATGACACTGGTAACGCACTAGGTGCTGCTCTTATAGTATACAAATCAAACACTAGTGATTCTAATGTACATCCATTAAAGGATACCTTCTATCATACTATGGAGGATCAGGATCCTGTTGAAGGTGAACCATCTAGTGCTAAGGAAATTGCTGAACTACTTGCTAATGGACGTTCTGTAGCCATCTATGATGGTGTTCCTGAGGCAGGTCCACGTGCTCTAGGACATCGTTCTATTCTATATGATCCACGTAAGGCAGACTCAAGAGGTAAACTTAACACCATTAAGATGAGAGAATGGTACAGACCTTTTGCTGGTATTATATTGGAAGAACATTTCCACGAGTACTTTGAAACTATGGGTGTCACCTCGTCACCTAATATGACCATTAACTTTAAGGCATTAAAGAGAGCGAAGGATGAATGTCCTGGTATAATTCACGTGGATGGTACCTCTAGGATGCAGACAGTATCTGAAGGGTTTCTTAGGGATGTTTTAGTTGAGTTTGATATGATAACAGGTGTTCCAGTTCTATTCAACACTAGCTTTAACCTTGCTGGTGATGCATTAGTTCACACTAAAGAGGATGCACTTGCCACATTGAAGGATTCTATGCTAGACTGTGTATACTTTGTCCAAGATAATGCCTTGGTCAAATAAATATTTTCAATCTTCTCTCTCAACCAATGAAACTAGAAACACCACCAGGAAGCGGAAATTACAAGAACGTTGATGTACCTCCAGAAAATGTTCCTGGTACAGAAGTATTCACAACACCAGGTCTAGTACCTGAGGAACCCACCGTAGTAATTACCGATCCAACTGTCACTACTACAACAGATGTAGGGGCAGCACACCGAGAAACAGTCTTTAACGTAGACACAAATGTCGGACACGATCACTTAGATATCATTACTAAGCTAGATGTCATTAGTGCTAAGGTAGATCATCTCCTAGAGCATATGCACCAACCTTTATCAGGTACTGTCACACTGGAATGTCCAACGAAAGTTCCATCTGGTAGCAATTGATACAAGAGTGGCTTGACTTTCACGTTACAATATGTTATAAATATAAGGGGTTCAACACAGTTGACCCCTTTTTATATCCTCAAACCGAGATCACGGGGGTTACATCTCTCATATCCACTAGTGAAGGGATTAGTGGAAATACTGTATCGTCTATACCCTTTTAGACCCTACTTATTTTTATTGTCCTAATGACAACTCTTCAAAGGAAAGAACAAGGACTCCTATCTGGATGGTCTGAGTTCTGCGAGTGGGTTACAAGTACAAACAACCGCATCTATGTTGGTTGGTTTGGTGTCTTGATGATCCCTTGCCTATTAGCAGCTACAACCTGCTTTATAATTGCTTTCATCGCTGCTCCACCTGTGGACATTGATGGAATCAGAGAACCAGTTGCTGGTTCATTCTTGTATGGAAACAACATCATTTCTGGTGCTGTAGTTCCATCTTCTAACGCTATCGGATTACACTTCTACCCTATATGGGAAGCTGCCACACTAGATGAGTGGTTGTATAATGGAGGTCCGTATCAGTTAGTAATCTTCCACTTCCTTATTGGAATCTCTGCCTATATGGGTAGACAGTGGGAACTATCATACCGTTTAGGTATGCGTCCTTGGATCTGCGTTGCTTATTCAGCACCAGTTTCAGCAGCATTCGCTGTATTCTTAGTGTATCCTTTCGGTCAGGGATCTTTCTCTGATGGTATGCCTCTAGGTATTTCAGGTACATTTAACTTTATGTTTGTATTCCAAGCAGAACACAACATCCTAATGCATCCATTCCATATGGCAGGTGTAGCAGGTATGTTTGGTGGAGCATTGTTCAGTGCTATGCACGGTTCACTTGTTACTTCTTCTTTAATCAGAGAGACAACTGGACTAGATTCACAGAACTATGGCTATAAGTTTGGACAAGAGGAAGAGACATACAACATCGTTGCTGCCCACGGGTACTTCGGTCGTTTGATCTTCCAGTATGCATCATTCAACAACTCTCGTTCACTACACTTCTTCCTTGCTACATTCCCTGTAGTTTGTGTGTGGTTAACATCAATGGGTATCTGTACAATGGCATTCAACCTGAATGGATTCAACTTCAACCAGTCTGTCGTAGACTCATCTGGTAAGGTTGTTCCTACTTGGGGTGACGTTCTAAACAGAGCGAACTTAGGTATGGAAGTTATGCATGAAAGAAATGCACACAACTTCCCACTTGACCTAGCATCTGCTGAAACAAGTGAAGTCGCACTCGTTGCACCTTCTGTTGGGTAATCTAACTCAATAGATCATGTTAGGAGGGGCAAACACCCCTCCTTTTTTATGAGTATTTATTACTACATAAAATAAATCGCAGTATCACCATGAAAGCATGGTTCATACGTTTCATAGTCTGGAGTTTCATAGGATACTCCCTAACAAATCTCTATTTTCTAGCATGATATTTCTAATCTCAATAATGTCCTTTGCAAACTTTGTATTCTATCCTCTAGTGATAGGTACGTTGGTTGCTGTAGCTGTAGAACAGATCCTTAGAGCAACAGGTAATGAAGATGATCCTAAAGCAGTGAGAAATGTATTTGTTGCTATGGGAATTAGAAAGTATCTTTGGAGACAAGCTTGGCTCTTTAATATCATTTGGTTCGTTGGGTATGCTATACTGTTGATAACTAACAGACCAGGTCAACAACCAATGCCTGATATGATATGGCAAGGTTGACTTCCAGTAGATAGAATGCTATACTAAACTGAATCACATAAGTCTATGGACATAACAGTTTATACTGTAAACGGATGTCACTATTGTTCTCAAGTGAAAGAACTATTGAGGAGAGCTAACCTTGACTTTAAAAAGGTTAAGATTGGTCAGGATATTACAAGGGAAGAATTCCTTGAAAAATATCCTAATGCTATAGGGTATCCATTTACAGTCATTGATGGTGTAGAATATAAAAGCTTAGTTGATACTGCTAAGTTTCTTGTGGAGAATAAGTTGGTGTCTTCTAAGTCACCTAAGTCAAAAAAGTGGCAGACCCCACAACAAATGTGGGGTCATAAGTTTATACAATGAGTAAAACTCCAGAGATAAATAAAGGAACGGAACTTATGCTAAGGAGGAAGCGTCCTGAACCTTCCCCAATCATTAAACGATTGGGAACAGATACATCCTTCTTCTTCCTTAAGCGAAGACTTAGATTCATATTAGAATTGAGGTGGGAGAGGGCAGACAAACTATAGTGGAGCTGACCAATGGAAACCTCAACCCTGATATATCTTTCGGCAACGATATCATTCTTATTCTTATGTGTTGGTGTTGTAGTCGGATGGATTGCTAAGGACTTTACCCATGATTATATGTGGTCACGTGATGAAGTACAGTATGCACATCCAGAATGTTATAACAGCGATGGTCAATGGATCAACGAAGAACTTTTAACTGTAAAATTTATAGAACATGGAGATGAACTAGATGAAACTGATGATGAATGAGGTACTGCAGAAAGTATCCAATGCGAAAACAAAGAAGGAGAAGATTGCATTACTTCAACAACATAACACTCAGGCACTAAGATCTATTCTGATCATTAACTATGATGATAGTATCATTTCTTTGATGCCTGAAGGTGATGTACCTTACACACCTAATGAAGCACCAGCAGGTACAGAACATACTCTACTAGAGAAAGAGCAGAGGATTC